TTTTTTTTTAAGTGTCAAACATTAGTATTAAACACTTGTGCAATTAAGGAATATAGTTAAGATGAATACAATAATAAATAAAACAATAATGGTAGTAGCAATGGTAGTATGTAGGTTAGTTCATAAAGTCAGATGTCAGTCTTTTTTAAGACGTGTTGAAGACTTCAGTTATGAAGTTAAACCTTTAAAGGGAGTTAAGAACTTACCTTTTTTTAAAAAACAAATCATTGTTAGTAATGACTGGGAGAAATCCATAGCATTAAAGATAGGTGGCATTTGTATCAAATATAGTTTTGATAAACTTGTTAAATATCTTGATGTAAGGGACACAGAAATTACTGAGCCTGAGTTTAATGAGAATGTTGCAATAGCATTAGCTAGAACAACTAATCAAACTCATACTTCTACGAACATTATAAAACTAGAAAGTAGAAAAGGAAACAATGAGAGAGCAATACACAAAAGCAGTATTTAGTCTTAGGTTCACATATCATTTTCTTAATCATGTTAAGAAGGTAGAACAAAAGCTAGGTAAAACTTTACATACTAACGGAGTGCCACAGCATTATATAGCTGTGTTACAAATCTTGTTATTATTAAAAGATAACAATATGTCCACCGAAGAAATTTCAAAAAATTATATTGAGATTTTAGGTAGAGGTATCAATCAATCTTCATTGAGTAGAACATTAACTTACTTACATGAAACACTAAACTTAATTAACTATACGGACAATCCATTCGCAGAAGATAAAAGATATACGTATGTTGAATTAACTAGTGAAGGCAAGAAACTACAGAAGTTCTTTTTAGGTTCAACGCAGGAAGCTATACCTTCTGTTTTTAAAAGTTCTAAATTAATGACTGCGAACTAGGAGTAACATGAACAGCAGACAGGCTATATTAAAACTACATGCAGGTATAAGACTTAGAGGAGATAATTTACTTGAAGTCCATACCAGAAAAAAGATGATAGTTGATGGCAAACAGGTAACCGATAGTGCTTACAACACTATTAAAATTGCAGACAGTAGTGATATGTCTTTTAAGAAATCTCTAGTAGAAGCAATAGAAGTCAAAGCTAAACATCTTGAACAGCTAACTTCAGCTAATTACCACAGCAGAAAAAATGGTAAGAAAGTAATAACTCATGGCACACTAAAAGATTGTTTGCACATGACTTATGTTAAGCAATGGGAAGGTAAGGGTAATGATACAAATATCAAAATTTATATTAAAGATATTTTAAATTATTTTTCACCTGACATTAAACTTGAAGACATGCAAACTGATGGTCACTACAATGGCTTTGTTAAATATATGGAAAAGAGAATTACTGAACGAGCAAGTAACCATCTCTCTACATTTAATACTAGGACAACCAATCATAGACTTTCAGTATTGAGAGAAACATTTAGAGAAGCAATATCAAAAAGAATGTTGGAGCAATCTAAATTACTTAATCCTGATTTAAGAGTTAAAGATATGGGTTGGAGTAATCTTCATGTCATAGAAAGTAAAAGCAAGAAACCAATTAGCAGAGAAGATGAAGCTAGAATTATGGAAGTAGCTTATGCTAACGGTGATGAAGAACATGCAGATGCAATGCAGTATTTAATTAATGGGTTAGGTCAAAGATTACAATTTGAATTTTATGACCCTAAATTTAATATTGATTGTATTGATTATAAAAATAAAACTATTAATTTTTTTCGTCATAAGACACAGCAATGGTCAGGTGATTTACCATTAAATGAGATTGCTTATCGTATCTGTGTTAAGTATAGAGAAACTGCAATAGCACACAAATCTAGAAAGTTATTTCCAAATGTAACTGTTAGAAGCATGAGAACTTTTTTTGAAAAGTATGGAAAGATGTTGGAGATAAAAGACTTCACACCTTATGCAACGAAGCATACATTTATTACCAGATTGTGTGAAACAAAAACACCAGTCAAAGTTATATCTAAACTTGCAGGTATAAGCATTGAGACTGTACTAAAATATTATGCACAGGAAACACCAGAAGCATTAAGAGAAGCTGTGAATAGTATTAGTGATAGTAATATAATACCTTTGATGGGTCATAACTCTAAAGGGTTGATTAAATAAATGAAGACTGCTAATTACATTCCCACAAAAGGGCGAGTGGTGGAATTGGTAGACACGCCAGTCTTAGGAACTGGTGTCGCAAGACGTGTAGGTTCAAATCCTATCTCGCCTACCAGAAGCAATAACTGGGTTATTTTTGTTGCACGAGGTGTTGCATTATGAGTGATATGTTGCACTGCATGAATTATAAAGGAAGTATAACTAAGGTTAAGGTACAATCATTGGTCTTAGGAACTACTTCCAAAAAAATTACATGCACTGCTGTATTATTGTTCTTTAATAGCAACACCTTTTTTTTAAAATCTATATATGCACAACTGCAAGGGTTTGGTGGCAAATGCAACAGAACCATTGCAACATTGCACAGGTGCATACAAACTGTAAGGAAATGTTCACATTATGTCTGATACACAAACAAATCTACTACAAGAACAATTAGCTGAGTTAGTTAAGGTTGGTGTAGGTGGAAAACACAGGAACACAGAAGACTACACTAAGAAAATACAAGAAGAATTAGATTTTGAGGAGCAGATGTTAAGAGGTGGTATTGATAGATATAACCATTTGATTAATGATGCTAAATCTAAGAAGCAAGAGAGTACGACCATGTATGGTCTATTTCACCAACAAAAATACATAGATAAACTTTCTAGTTTAATCCATTTGAAGGTAGAAAAAATAGACACAGGACAGGTAGGAACTCACCACATTGCAATTAAGAAAATAGTACAATGCCTTCCTCAAACTGCCTTCAATCAAGACACAAAGAAGATGTCTAATAACCAAAGCATATTTGATACATGTTCATTGATAATCTTAAAGAATGTTATTGATGGTATCTCTAGTGACTGCACATTGAATAAATTGTCTATAGTATTAGGCAATGCTTTAATGCTTGAAGCTAGAATATTGCTATTTAAAGAGCAGAAGAAGACTGAATATACACAGGTAGCCAAGCGATTAGAGGGCAAGAACGTACCCCAGAAAACTAATAGATGGCAATATAAAAAGAATGTTTGGGTTTATTGTATGAATAAACATGAACTTAATTTTGATGATTGGACTAAAGAACATAGACTTCACTTAGGTGTGCAGATGATACACTTATGTGAGTTATTAGGTTTAGTTAAGGTAGGTAATATGAAACTCAATAAGATGAAAACAGTTACTTATGTTCAACCCACACCTAAAATAATCAGAGAAATAAAAAACTTTAATATTAAAAATGAAGCATTGTTTCCCAAGTATATGCCTATGAAAATGCCACCTAGAAAGTGGACTTCACCTTTTATTGGTGGGTACTACGGAAAGAAACATAATTTTGAAAATAAACCAAAGGATATAATCAATGCACTACAATCTAGTAAAAGCAAGTAACAGAAGATACTTAGAAGAATTAAATAATAAGGTACATGAGATGCCTGTTGTTTATGAGAGTATAAATACAATCCAAGAAACTGAGTGGGTTATTAATAAACCTATATTTGATTTGATTAAAACATGTATGGAAAATGATTTTAATTTAGGTCAGCTACCAGTTAATCCTCAATCAATGGAGTTACCACCAAAACCATTTGATATAAAAACTAACAAGGAAGCATTAATTAAATGGAAACGAGAAGCACAACATGTGCATAAATCTATTGGTCAAGCTATGTCTAAATTTATTCAAGTTAGATTAGTTATGGAAGAAGCAACTGTACTACAGAACATTGGTGGTTTTTTCTACCCCTACCAATTTGATTTTAGATTTCGTATCTATCCTAAACCTGCATTACTTTCACCACAGTCAGCAGATTATTCTAGAGCATTACTTAAATTTAAGTTTGGTAAGCCAATGGGTAATAATGATAGTTATAGTGTTTTTGCAATAGCAGGTGCTAACTTATATGGAGAAGTAGATAAAGAAGAACTACCTATTAGAGAACAATGGGTCAAAGATAATACTGACAGAATAATTGCAACAGCAACTAATCCATTAGAAGATACATGGTGGGCTAGTGCAGATAAACCTTATTGTTTTCTTGCGTGGGCTATAGAGTTTAAAGAGTTTGTTGCTAGTGGTTATTCACCAGACTTTATAACTACATTACCAATACAAGCAGACTGTTCAAATTCAGGACTACAACATTACTCAGCTATGATGCGTGATGAAATTGGTGGAAAAGCTACCAATCTTGTCCCATCTAATAAACCATCTGATGTTTATAATTTAGTCGCACAAAAACTTATTATGAAACTTAGGGATATGAAAGATGAACCTTTAGCTAAGAAGTGGATAGACTACGGAATAGATAGAAAGCTATGTAAGAAACCAGTGATGTGTTTGCCATATTCATTAACTAAATTTTCATGCAGAAAATATATTGAAGAACACATGAAGAAACAACTAAATGAAAAAGGTGTATCAGTAGAAACTTTTAGAGTATCAGAAAAAGAAGATGGTATTTTTAAAGCAACTAATTGGCTCACACCTATATTATGGGAAAGTATCAATGAGATTATTGTAGGAGCAAAAGAAATAATGCAATATTTAAAAGACATTGCAAAACTTGTTGCGTCTGAAAATCTTCCAGTAACATGGACTTCACCATTAAATGCACCTATTCAAATGCTTTGTTATGAGAAGGAAAGCAAAAGAGTTAAGACACAAATGGGTGATAGTATAGTTAAACTTTCTATAGCACATGATACTAATAGAATATCAAGAAGGGCAACGAGTTTAGGAGTATGTCCAAATTTCATTCACGCAAATGATGGTGCAGTGCTTCAACTTGCTGTAGTTAAAGCTAAAAAATTAGGAGTAGATAATTTTAGTATGATACATGACAGCTTTGGTTGTGTGGCTAGTGACAGTCATTTAATGGGTAAAGCATTAAGAGAAGCATTTTGTGAGATATATGAGCAAGATGTACTTCAAAATTTTGCTGATGAAATGTATGCAATGTTATCTGAGAAAAATCAAAAGAAATTTCCTAAAATGCCTAAAAAAGGAACTCTTGATTTGGACTTAGTTAAGCAATCTACGTTTTTCTGTATCTAAATACATGCACCTGTGCAACTAAGTGCCACTATTAGATAGACTAACATAAAAGGAGAATATCTATGAAGAAACTAACGACACACGTAAGTGTTGTAGGTAAGGCAATTTATCCACACCTAAATAAACCAGACGTTAAATTTAATGACGCAGGTGAATATAAGGTGACTTTGGAAGTCGCTAAATCAGAAGCTACCGACATGATTAAATTATTTGATGATGCACAGGCAGACAGTCTAAAAACAGCGATTGCAGAAAACAAAGGCAAAAAGGTAAAGGAAAGTCCTCACCCACGATATAATGTTGAAGGAGATAAAGTCTTCTTCATCTTTAAACTAAAAGCATCAGGAGTTAATAAACAAACTAAGGAAACTTTTACACAAAGACCTCAGTTACTTGATGCACAGAAGCAACCACACCCTGTTGAAAAAACAATTTGGGGTGGGTCTAAACTTAAAATTGCTTATGAACTAGTACCATACTCAGCACCATTTGGTGCAGGTATTACTGCTAGAATAAAAGCAGTTCAAATTTTAGAACTTGTGGAAGGTAAGTCAGATACACCTTTTGAAAAAGAAGATGGCTATAAAGCCGAAGTCAACTCAGATGTTCAGACAGAAGTTCAAACGAGTTCAGATTTCTAAATCTGTTTTCCTGAAGTCAGGACTAGAAGAAGTTGTCTACAACTGCTTAAACAAAAATAAATGTACGTTTGTTTATGAAGGCATAAAGATAACTTTTACTAGTCCTGAACAGAAAAGAACTTATACACCTGACTTTCCTGTTTCAAATTCAAATATTATTATTGAAACTAAAGGACAGTTTAATTCAGCAGATAGAAAAAAGATGAAGCTGATAAAATTACAGAACCCAAAATTAGATATTAGATTTATATTTTCTAATTCAAAAAGCAAAATTGGTAAAAAATCAAAAACAACTTATGGCAAATGGTGTGAGATGTTTGATTTTAAATATCACTGCGTACAATCAACTAAAAAAGAAATACCAGATGAATGGTTAAAAGAAATAAAGGAAATACAAAATGGCAAGACTAGAAACTAAATACATTGTGATACATTGTTCACAAACTAGACCTTCACAAAAGATAGGTGCTAAAGATATAGATAGATGGCACAGAGAAAGAGGTTGGTTAAAAATAGGTTATGCCAAAGTTATTAAAAGAGATGGTACTGTTGAGCAAGGCAGGGCAGATGATGAACTACAAGCACATGTTAAAGAATATAATCATGTATCAACTTCAGTTTGTGTAGTTGGTGGTGCAGTAGAAGAAAACTGGAAAGAACCAGAAGATAATTTTACAGGAGAACAATGGGAAAGTTTAAAGAAAGTTTTAGAAGAACTAGTAATTAAATTTCCTGAAGCAAGAATTGTAGGACATTATGAACTTGATGAAAGAAAAACATGTCCTAACTTTAATGTCAGAGAATATTTATTAAACGAAGATATTAAAGGTTACAAATTCGCAGACAGCACAGTCACTGATGGCGACATACAGGAAATGAAAGATGCAGGAGAACTCTAGCAATTTCATCAGACATGCACCATGCGAAAACTGTGATAGCCAAGACAATTTAGCTATCTACCTAACCCCTGACGGAAGTCATGGGCATACCTACTGTTTTGGTTGTCACAGCTACGAAAAAACTAATGGCGAACTTCCTGAAGTTGCCACAACTAAGAAAATTACAAATATGATTGAAGGAATAACAGAAGCATTACCAAGTAGAAAAATTAATAGTGAGACTTGTAAAAAGTTTAATTATGAAACTGGAACTTACAAAGGTGAGCCAGTACATATCGCTAATTATTATGACAAAGATTATAATAAGGTAGCACAGAAACTACGATTTGCTGACAAAAGATTTATATGGTTAGGCGACCCAGATAAAATTACATTGTTTGGTCAACAAGTATGGCGAGAGGGTGGAGAAAAATCTAAGATAATTTTAACAGAAGGTGAACTAGATTGCCTTTCTGTTAGTGCAGTACAGGGTAACAAATATCCAGTTTGTTCTATACCTTCAGGTTCAGCTAGTGCTAAGAAATTTATTAAAAAAGAACTTCAATTTTTATCTAAATTTAGCAGTATCATTTTAATGTTTGATACAGATGAAGCAGGAGTTAAGGCTTCAGTTGAAGTTGCTAATTTATTACCAGTAAGAAAAGTTAAAATAGCAAGACTACCTGCAAAAGACCCAAGTGAATTATTACAAAAAGGACAGGGTTCTAAAATTATAGATGCTATGTGGGAAGCTAAAGCCTACACACCACAAGGTATTATTCAAGGTTCAGATACTAAAGACTTATTATTAAATGATGAAGAAGTAGAAACTATTCCTTATCTATGGAATGGCTTAAATGAAAAATTACAAGGTATTAGATTTGGCGAATTAAATTTATTGTGTGGTGGTTCAGGCACTGGTAAATCTCAAATGTGTAGAGAGATTGCTTATGACTGTATTATTAAAGGTCACAAGGTTGGTTACATTGCATTAGAAGAAAGTGTAAAGAGAAGTATCAGAGGAATAGTTAGTGTAGGTTTAAATGCACAAATACATAATCCTGAAGTTAGAAAAAAATTTAGTAACGAAAAATTATTAAAAGAATTTGATAAAGTAAAAGACAACATAGCTTTCTACGACCACTTTGGTTCAAGCGATAGTGAAGATTTAATGAACAGAATAAGATACATGGTTCAGTCTTTAGATTGCAAAGTAATTATCTTAGACCATATCTCAATAGTTATTTCAGGGTTACATGATGGAGATGAACGAAGACTTATAGATAACACCATGACTGAATTAAGAAAACTTGTAGAAGAAGTTAAGTGTGCAATGTTTGTTGTCTCACATTTAAAAAGACCCAGTGGAAATTTAGGACATGAAGAAGGTGTTCAAACTTCCTTATCACATTTAAGAGGTTCACATGCACTAGCACAATTATCAGATGCAGTAATAGGTTTTGAAAGAAATCAACAGCATGAAACTGAAAGCAACATAATGATAGTTAGAGTATTAAAAAATAGATTTAGTGGAGAGACAGGAGTTGCCACAAGTCTTATTTATAATAAACAAACTGGTCGGTTAGCAGAGAGTAGTTTTGATGAATGAAGCAATGCTAACTAAATTTATTTTAAGTTATTTAATACAGAAGCCTGAATATTTAAAATTATCAGGTAAGCAACAAAGAATAGCATTTGAAACTTTTAAAACAATAATGACTGCTATTTATCAAGCCATAAAATTTGACAACATATTTCCAGTAATAGTTTGTGGAGACGTACAGGCTAGGAAAACAATTAATCAAGCACTTAAATCAGTGCAACCAATTTTACCAAGCATAGAAAAAATAACTGTGCATTTGGTTCAATAAAGAAAGTAAAACATGAAACTGATATTAGACTTAGAGACCAATGGGTTTCTAGATAAAAAAGATTTAGTAATTCATTGTATAGTTTGCAAGGATATAGAGACTGGTGAAGTCTATTCATATAATCCTAATACTATTAATGACGCACTAGAGTTACTGAACAAAGCTGAAGTTCTTATTGGTCATAATATTACAGGCTTTGATATAAAAGCATTAAAGCAAGTATTAAACTATGAATTTAAAGGTAAAGCATTTGATACGTTACTTTGTTCAAGACTTATATGGACTAATAGACTTGAACTTGATTACAAATTTAAACAGATGCCACCTAAACTTTATGGAAGACATTCTCTTGAAAGTTGGGGTTATAGATTAGGTTTAAGAAAAGGCGATTACCAAGAACATTCTACATTTGACGAATACAATCAAGACATGTTGGAGTATTGCCAACGTGACGTAGAAGTAACTGATTTACTCTTTAAAGAAATAATAAGAAGTAATTATTCAGAAGATGCAATTACTTTAGAACATAAGTTTGCTTATTGGATACAAAAACAAGAAGAACAAGGTATTGATTTTGATGAGAGGTCTGCTGAGACCCTACATTCAATCCTTACAAAGAAAAGATTGGAGATTAGTGACAAGCTATCTTTAGTCTTTTCTGAATGGAAGAAGTCTACAGGTTTTAAAACTTATAAAAGAGACAATATTAAAAGAGGAATAAAAGCAGGAGTTCCTGTTGAACAATTCAAAACTGAAATATTTAATCCAAATAGTAGAGACCATATAGCAGACAGGTTACAAAAAATACTAGGGTGGTCACCTACATCATTTACAGCAACAGGAAAACCAGAAGTGAACGAAAAAATATTGAAAGCACTTCCATATCCTGAAGCAAAACTTTTAGCAGAATATCTTATGATAACAAAAAGATTAGGACAGTTAGCTGAAGGTGAACAAGCATACTTAAAATTAAACAGAAAAGGAAAAATTTATGGAAAAATCATTACTAATGGTGCATTGTCAGGCAGGTGTACGCATCATCACCCAAATCTTGCACAGTGTGTTAGCAGTGGTTCTCCATTTGGTAAAGAATTTCGTTCCTTATTTACTGCTCCTTCCAGTATGGTTATGTGTGGCATTGACTTTTCTGGTTTGGAGTTGCGTGTGTTGGCTCATTATCTCAACGTATATGACAATGGTGATTTTTCAAAAAAACTTTTGGAAGATGATATTCATACCATCAATCAAAAAGCCACAGGACTACCCACTCGTGATAAAGCTAAAACTTTTATTTATGCTTTCATTTATGGAGCAGGAAATGAGAAACTCGGTGAAATCCTTAAAGTCAATAATGACGAAGCCAAAAGAATAAGACAAAGATTTGAAGCATCACTACCTTCATTAAAAACTTTAACAAATACAGCTAAACATAAATTTAGACTTGCAACTTTTGTTAAAGGTTTAGATGGTAGAAAATTAATTCCTAGAGCAGAACATTCAGTTTTAAATACACTTATTCAAAGTGCAGGAGCATTACTTGTAAAACAAGGAACAATTATTCTTAATGAAGAATTACATAAGAATGGTTTTAAATGGGGTGATGACTATGCAATGGTCTTACATGTCCATGATGAAATGCAGTTCATAGTAAAACCTGAAAGACTAGAAAAATTTAAAGAAATAGCACAAGGTATGTTTAAGAAAACACAAGACCATTTTAATTTCAAATGTCAGTTAGACGGTGAAATGAAGGTTGGAAGCAACTGGAGTGAAACACACTAACAAGTTTGACCTTGACCTAAAGTTTGGTCAGAGTAAAGAAAACGAACTTCAAGAAGCAATAGAAGGCAAAGTAGAATGTAAGGCAGATAGACTAACTGTACGAACAGGTAACTTCTTTTTAGAAATAGAAAGTAGAGGAAAGCCTTCTGGTATAATGGTTTCTGCTTCACCTTACTACGCAATATGTTTTGTTGTTGAAGGTAGAAAAAAAGACATCTGGGTTTTGATACCCACAAAAATTCTCAAAAAATTAATGAAGAAATTTCCCATCAAAGCAGGTGGAGACAAGTGGACTTCTAAAGGTCACATCATTCCTAAATGCGAATTACTCAACTTAACTTTATAAATATGAAAAAATTATTAAAAACTAAAATTAAATTACCAGACATAGATACAGAAGATTTTCCATACAAATTTTATAAAGTCTGGTGGAGTGATATTATTTCAAGTCCTAATTGGGAAACAATTCCACAACTAAAAAAATCAAAGACAGCAGTGTGCATAACAATGGGTTGGTTGTTATCAACAAATAAAAACACTTACGTTTTCATTGGTGACATTAACTTCAATGAAGACGGAACAATCAATGAGGGTGGTAACTCAACAGTAATACCAAAATCAAACATATTAAAACTAAAGGAGATTAAACTATGACGGAGTTGACAGACGCACACTTTGAATTACACAGTGCGAATAAAGCTAGAAGACACCAAGCAAAAAAGAATGGACATACAATACACAGTTTCCTAGATGACAAGCAAACAACTATGTTAGTTGATGCTGACTTACTAGCCTACAAGATTACTTCTAAATTAGAAGAACCTATTGACTGGGGAAATGACCAATGGACATTACACTGTGACTTTGGGGTAGCTAAGCAATTATATGCACAAGCCTTAGAGTATTACATGAACCTTACAAATTCTAATTCATATATAAATGTATGGAGTGATAGTATTAATTTTAGAAAACAAATAGATAGTGATTATAAATCTAATAGAAAGAAAATTAGAAAACCTGTTTGTTATAAAGCATTAAGAGAATGGGTTATTAAAACTTATAGAAGTGAAGTTTATAAAAACCTAGAAGCTGATGACACAATAGGAATATTAGCTACAGGTGAATATAAAAATAAATCAATAATTATATCTGGCGATAAAGATATGAGAACAATACCTGCGTTTCACTGTTCTATGATTGATAATCAAATTGAAAAAATTGATGAGAATTTAGCAGATTATAATTTCTGCACACAAGTTTTAACAGGTGACCAGACAGATGGTTATAAAGGTTGTGCAGGAGTAGGTCATGTTAAAGCCAGTAGATTACTAGATAATAAGAAGACACTAGATGAAAACTGGAAAGCAGTAATAGAAGAATATCAACGTAATAAATATACAGTTGATGATGCTTACCACCAAAGCAGATTAGCAAGAATACTAAGACATGGTGAATACAATTTAAAAACAAATAAACCAACATTATGGAGTTACGAATATGCTAAGTACAGAAATACTGGACAAAGTAAAAAAGCTAGTTAGTTCAGATAGAGCAAAACAGAACGGAGACATAGTAGAGAACCATGAAAATATCGGAAGATTATGGAGTGGTTATTTACAAAACAAAACTAAGTTAAATATAAATATATTGCCTGAAGATGTGGCAAACCTAATGGTCTTATTGAAGATAGCTAGAAGTCAAGGGGGTGCTTTTAACCTTGATGATTTTGTTGATATGGCTGGGTATTCTGCAATCGCAGGGCAAATTACTAGCAAAAGACATGAACTAGGTGACACTTTAGGAGTATCTAATGATAAAAAAGCCAATAATAAGTAAAGAAGTCATTGAATACTTAGACGAATTATTCCCTGATAAATGTCCAAACATTGAAGATAATGAAAAACAAGTTTGGTTTAAGTCAGGTCAAAGAAGTGTCGTCAATCATTTAATCAAAGAAAAACAAGTTCAAGAGGAGAGTTAATTTATGTGTATGCCTAAAGCACCTAGTCCACCACCTGCTCCTGTGGTCTTACCACCTGCTACACCTTCAGTGTCTAATGCTACTACAAAGCAAAAAGCACCTACAGAAGCAAGTACAGATGCGTCAAGAGATACTACAGTAGCATCAAACTACAGCAGAAAAAGAGTTGGTAGAGGTTCGTTAAGAATACCTTTATCTGGTGGTAGTGGTCTAAATTTCCCTAC